ATGCTTGGTCTCCTGTTGTTCCATCAGCTAAATATAAATTGCTTGAACCTTCAGCAGAATTTCCAAATATTGTAATTCCTGCATCTGATGTTCCACCTACAACTAAATTGTAAGCATTGGCATTATAACTACCAGGAGTTGTAGTGTTAATTCCTATTAAACCAGATTGGTCATAAATAACACTATTCCCTATTGCAGATGAAGAAGTAAACTTGGGTATGTAGTTGGTAGTGCCTGATATTCTTGTATTAATCAAAGAGGCTACTGAATCCACCCCTTTCTGTCTCCAAGCCCTTGTACTTAAAAGTAAAGTATCAGCAGCTATAGTTCCCGAAGTTGTAAAAGTACCCCCTGTAATACCTGTACCCGTATTAGTCGCTACACTCGTAACTGTTCCTACATTATAAGTCCTATTGGCTGATAAATCCTGTGTAGTCCCGTTAATAGTGATAGTCCTTGAGTTAGGCACATACCCGCCCGTAATTAAAGAAGCTACAGAATCAATACCCTTCTGTCTCCAAGCACGAGTGGATAATAATAATGTATCAGCATAAACTGTCTGACCGGTATTCTTAAGGCCTACTCCCGCCAAACGAAAGTATGGGTTTAACATAGCTGTAGTGTCAGCCTTTCTCAAATAAGGAGAAAGCATTGAGGCTGTATCTGAAGGACCAATCTTATTGTTAAAAATTGTCCAATCAGCAGAACTTAAAGCACCCCTATTAGTCGCTGAGGCTGTTGGTAGGTTAAAAGTATGGGTAGCAGTAGCCGAATTAATATTAAAGTCTGTTCCTGAGGTTCCTGTTACTAAATACTGAGCAGGAGCAGTTAACCCATTTATCGCACCAATACCTGTAGTAAAGGTTGTATGAACCTCACCCACATATCCATTCTGAGTATATAAAGTAACAGTCTTACCATTTGTATTTGAGATATAAAATTGAATGACTATCCGATCTGTAATAGCCAAAGTTGTTGTAGGAATAGTAACAGACCAACTATATAAATTAGGGGTAGCCCCTTCAGTAATTTGTTCTATGGGTGAAGTAGCAATAGTAGTAATAGTAGAACCATCCCACTTTTCCACCTCAATCCATATCTCAGCGTGATTTGAACCACCACCTGTCTCACTTAGCCAAGCATCTACACTCCAAACACCAGCAGGAATCTGCACAAGTCCAGGCTTTCCCGGATCAGTAATAAAGTTGGCAATATTTCCTGTAGTTGACCTTGTAAAGTTAGCAGCAGCCCCTGTGTTAGCAGTATCACCTAACTCATACATTTGAATACCACCAATAGTACCCATATTAACTCCACCATTGAAGTAGTAAACCTTACCACCTCCTCCACCACCAGGTGAGCCTGTACTATCGTTAAATGCCCAAATATGATTCCCACCTTTTACATAAAAAACAGAATCAGAGGCATTTTTCTTATAAACCTGAGTGACATATTTATTAGTCGTATCTGAAGGGTTTAAAGAACCTCTTACTTTAATCCACTGAGTTCCAGTATAAGTGTAAACACTTGAATCTGCAGTATTATAAAACAAACCGCCAGCATTAGTTGAACCCCCTGTTCTTAATGATGGGGTAGCCCCTTTAGGAATGTGAAAGGTAGAGTCAAACATACCAGCAATCCACCGATACCGCCCATTGATGTTTGTGTAATTACTTGGAGCCTGTGCTAAAGCTGTCTGCCCTAATACAAGCAAAAAAACCAGTTTAAGGATTTGTTTCATATACTATATTTATAGATTCGCCTTGATTAATTGGTTGCTGAGGATTAAGCATAATAGTTCCCGTTGACGGAAAATACTGATACCATAAACCCCCACTAATTAAAACACCATTGTCTAATGTTCTATTCATAACATTCCCCTCACGACTAAGCATTAAAATCTTTGTATAAGCAATAGCCGCATCCGTCACACCCGTAAACCCTTCTAAAGGGTAATATGTTTTTTTTACTACCATTAGTCTTTCCACATTGCCCAAACAGTCTCGTTTGGATTAAAAGGTATGTTTGAATCAAATGTAATCCTACCCAATGCACTATTAAATAGCGCAGTCCTATTTGATGGACTTCCCGTGGTAATAGGATCATATACAGTTCCCTCTCTTGCAATAGCCAAAATCTCTTTTCCAATCAAACTCTTACCACCTACAGACAGACCACTAATTTGATTCTGTCCTGAAGTAGTAGTCCAATAGTCAGAGTCGACATTCTCATCTGAGGGAGGACTTGATGGCACCTCATCCATTGTAAAGGCACCCGTTCCGATAATATTTACGGTACATTGTACAAAACTCTGCACATCACCGCTGATAGGTAAGTTTTGAATTAAAGCCTCACCCTCAATAGTTCTAACATCTCCATCTAAGTTAGTAAACTCAAATTGCCAGTTTAAAGCCGCCCTTCTTACAGATTGTTGCATTAAGTAAAAAGGAGAATATCTTTCGCTGGTATCATTCGTAACCAATACCCCTGATGCAGAACCCGACCACTCAGTTCTTCTTATCCGTCTTTTAGTAAATAGCCCATCATTAACTGAGGTCCTATTAATAATCTCATTAGTCATCTCAAATGAGCAAGACTTAGCACAAAACACAGGGCGATAGTTTCCATTAACTAAAATGGAAGCAATCATATTCGTACCTTTTACTACTTTACCGTCGTTCATTTCTGAAAATATTTAAATGTATGGCCATCATAAGACTTAGGTATTGAGCCGTCTCCTACCTCAATCATATAAATACTCCACTCACAATTATCTGTATCTTGCTCGTAATGTAAACACTTAAACTGCTTATTATAAGTTGCAGGGTGAGTATCATTTTGCCTATACATGTGCATTAAATCAGGCAAATCAGGAAGTCCTAGATTGTCTACAGTATCAGTATCTAAACCATCGATAGTAGCTTCAAATATACTAAATACCCTATTATATTGATTCCATACAGCTTGATTCTGATGTTGGCCATAAGGTAACTGAGCAGATTGAGGCGCACCGCCGCCAGGATAATCTATAGAGTCATAAAAGTTTTCAGTTAATTCATACATATAAGCCTGAATAGTTGTACTTGCATCTACTTCAAAAACAGTGGCCTCATCAAATTCCAATACTGTCTTATTAGTAACAAAAGAATAGTTGGTTGCTACTATCCTAAATGTGCCATTGTTATTTGTGGTGTTTATGATTCTTATATAGTCATCCACATTAAAAATAGGTGTCAAAAAGCCATCCAAAGTTACACCATTGCCTGTTTCAAAGGCTGCATTTCCTGTATATAATGTATCTCCAATCAACCTTCTTAACATAGACCCTTTCATCTCTATTCTCGGGGCATCAGACATAGATACTGACTCCTCTCTTATTGCTAATGTGTCTATATCTTGCTCAGAGGTATGTTGCTGACCTGTATATTTTTGATAAGAGCCATTGACTCTTGGAGTAATGTCTATATTTAAATTAGAGAAGAATAAAGGGGCAAAAATATTGGAGTTAACACAAAGCCTTACCCAAATTTTTCCATCAGCAGGTACATCAATCTCACCTTGTATAGATGTATATTTTGGTAACTCATCCTCAGGATCTAATGCAGAATCTAACTGCAATCTCCACATTTGAGTAAATGGATTATCCGCTATTGCAGCAGTTAAAGGTTTTGGTTTTGCAACCCATTGATTTATTATTGGGTCACCTTCAGGAGTTAAAGAGGTAGTATCTAATTGCCATGTATAATATGAAGTATCCGATTCAAGCCATACATGTACTGGGTTTATAATGTTTAAATTAACATTTTGTCCTACATCAACAGATATATTTAATCTATCCCCTTTTTGCACATAGAAAGGAGTTGACTTAACATAATGGATAAAGTCATCACCGGCTACATCTTCGTGTTCAACCACCATATAGCGGTCCTTCTCATAGCCATACTCAAACTCCTTAATTATCTCACCTCTTGCACCTGCTTGTTTATAAAGGTCTAACCATATCCCACTTGTGCCATCACTAGCCCTAGCAAGAGTCCACCCCTGAGGGTTGTAAATTCCTGTGCTTGTTGGAGCAGTAGGATCAGGCTCAGTTGTAGCAATTCCCTTTTCAAAGTCTATATTTTGAACAATCTCAGCCGGATAGTTGTAATCAAACTTATGTATTACAGACTTATAAGGTCTTTGTAAAGAAAGTCTAGCATCATCATTCATAAAGGCCATAGTATAGTAATCGCTATCAGCCCCAATATCTTTTGCATAAAGCTCTGTAATGTAATCTACAGGGTTACCATTATAATCAAATCTACAAATCCTAAACTGAGCATAATTAGCCTCATCTATAGACTTAATAAACCACACATTCTTCTGTTGGCTTATCTCACAAAATTCGCCTAATATCTTTTTTAATACAGTATAACAATCCTCTAACTCACCTAAGTCAGCCTCAAATGTCTGAGCATCTAAGAATACGGTATTATAAAAGTGATACTCAGGATAATCATATATAGAGTTTACCTCTAGTAAATTCATCTGCACCCAAATCTCTAACTCAATACCTGTCTTTTGTAACGCCCAAGCTATGTATTTAATTAAAGGATGCGGACCTTGTAAGTAGCTACCATGATTATCTGTAAGAGGCACACTATCTAAAAATGCTATACCATCTGTAGCCGTTAATGTCAATACATTAGGATCAGGCTGGAATGTCTGACCTAAATCTGATAATGACAACCAACCTGTATATATTATTTGAGATTCAGCATTTACAGCTACTTCTACTTTATATTGAGTATCCCCACCCCCAGCAAATGTCATAGCATTTACATCATCATTAGTAAATACACTTATAGTGCAACTTTTACTTTTAATTGGTGTAAACTTATCTTCTGAATTATCTACTGTCTGTAAAACAATAGGAGCCTCAGACATTTCTAATTGATACTCTAAATAATATATGTAATATGTTTCAGTTGGCCCCGCTGACCTCACTACTTGTATTCTAATGTCATAATTACCAACAGCCACATTCCAAGTATAAAAATCTGTAGGCGCTGGGTTATTTACTGTAATATCTGTATAACTACCAACCCCAGCTAAGGAATAACCTATTATTAAACTTGTAGTATCTATTGGTAAGCCAGCCCAATTAACAGTCATGGATTGCTGACCACCACCTATAGGCACAGCTAAAAACGATAAACCGTATTCAAGTTCAGTAGTACTTAAATCTGTTATAGTTACATAAAAAGTCTGCTCATTCGGACTATTGTCCGTATAATCAACTTGTGTGTTAACAAAAGAACCTTTATATATACTACCCATTAACTCTTATTTGACTTCTTTGTGTTCTAGCGTAAGCTAGTAAAATATCTTGACCTCTAAGTACCGAACTTCTACCACCACTATTACCCATTCCACCACCCATAAATGAACCAACTTGATTATTTGGAACTATCCCACCACTTACTGCTGGCACAAATAACTCAGGGCCTCTTTCACCCACTATATATGGACTACCACCACTTACAGGACCTCCTAATGCTCTTGCTCCAACTCCTTGTGATAAACTTGCTCTTAATGCAGTAGCAGCTGCGATTAACCCAACTCCTGCAGCAATTGCCAATGGGCCACCAATAGGTGTAAATAATGTTTTTAAAGCCTCCTGTACTACTTCACTTAATAATCCTATTTTAATCAATTCTTTACCGATAGCTTCCAATCCTGATGCTAAAATATTAGCAAATGACATAAATGAATTATTCATATCACCTGTAACCAATGCTTCACCAAGTGCAGCACCTATAGTAGATATACCCTCGAGTCTAATATCTTTAACTATATTTATGATATTATTAGAGTATTCTTTATATTTTTCTTCTACTTCTTGTAATGCTTCTTGATTTTTCTTTGCGTCTGGACTTAAACTATCGGTGATCTTCTTTTTTATTTTATTAAGATCGGTTTCAAATGATTTTGGTAATTCTGTTGTTTTTAACTGTGGAGTTAATGTAATAACAATATTTCTATTTATAACATCTAATCTTAATTCTCTTTTCTTTGTTAAATCTAAATAAGCCTCTTGAATCTTTTTAATATTATTTAAAGTATCTCTAAAAGTTGAATCAGATTCGGCTGGTTTAAATAAATTTATTGATTCAAAAATTGATCTTCTGTTTCGTAAATCTAACTTTTTAAATTCCTCATATTGCTTTCGTCTAATTTCTATTCCTTTCTCATAGGCTTCAAATTCTTGCCTATTAATTAAATCATTTAATTGTTGTTGCGCTATAGCAGAATCTCTTAAAGCGCCTGTTCTTAATTCAACAAGATTTGTATATTTTTCAGCATTAGCAGCAATTAAAGAAAATCTTTTTTGATCTTCTGTACTTAAATTTTTAGTAAATTCGAGATTAATTTTTCCGGTTAATTGGAAATTTTCATAGAGTGCTACTAATTCTTTATTCGCAGCTTTTGCTATTGCACTAGTAGGTTTTTCAAGATTAACGGTTCCAGCTTGTAAATCCTGTAAACCTGTTCCTGTGGTTGCCTGTCCTATGCCTTTAACGGCATCTAAAAAATCATTAGCTTCTTTTGTTGTATTCTTATAACCTTCTTCAAGACTACCAATATAATAATTTAATAAATTAATATATTTAGCACTATTACCTACTTTACTTTGTGCTTCGTTTAAATCTATTGTTGAATTACTAACACCAGCAACTTGCTGATTTAGTTTACTTAATTCAGTATTAAAGTTTAATTCATCTTTAAAATTCTTTAATACATTATCTATTCCGTCAAAACTATCATTAAGATTTAATAATGATATATTTAATTCATCTACATCTTTTTTAGCGCTAAATATTTTATCTCCAAAAGCAACTAATAATGATGTAGCAGTGGATACAGCCAAAAGTATACCAGTAGGGCCAGCAAGTGTAGTTAACATTGCTTTAAAAGCACCTCCAGTACTACCTGTTTGTAATTTTAATCTTGTAAATGATTCTATTAGAGGATCAATGTTATTTGCAACACCTCTAATACCATAAGGAGCATCCTGCACAACTCTTGCAAAGTTTCCCATAGCAAAAGTAGCCTGGTTTGTTGTACTTGCAAGTTGTCCTTGTTTATCTTTTGTAAACTGAGATACTCTATTTAATTCAGTCTGCTGTTGCTTTAGTGCATTTAAAGCAGATACTAGTTTTTGCTGACTAGTTGTATTTCCTATAACAGATTGAAGTTTGGCTATATTGGCTTCTAACTGCTTTGTTCTTTGTTCTACTGCGCTCATACCAGCAGTGGCAGAAGCTACATCAGCGGTTATTTTAACTTTTAATTCAGCCATTATCTTTCTGTTTAAGCCTTTTTAAAGCATCCTTTTCTCTTTTCGCCTTCAGCAAGGTTTTTATTTGATCTTGCGTTATTTCTTCTTTAGATTCTAATTGCCAAGCATCCATTACAAACCGAACTCCATTCCCTTTGCCTACTAATGTTTCGCATATTAAGGCAGTTTGAAATCTCAGCAATACAGATTCAGTCTTAACTTTATCAATATATCCGTTTCTTAATAAGATATATTCATCAAATTCAAGATCATAAAACTCATGCGGAAGTAGGCCAATTTGACCGAATGCTTCCGACCTCATTTCATCCCAGGTTAAGGGTTTGCCACCTGGGGATTTACTTCCCCCTGTTCTTTGGATGAATTGGTATCAACAAATTTATTAATCAATTCTGCAGCTTCTTCTTGTGTCATAGAACCAACCAAATCTTCAGTTTGTTCTAATGTTAGAAACTCATTTATTTTATTTGTTTTATTATAGCAGTTTACACCACCATAAATTAATCCACAAATAAAAGTGAATTGACTATTTGGCTTATCGATTAATTCATTCATTAACAATGGATTGGATGATGTGGCTTCACCATAATATTTGGAAAACCACATCTTTCCGAAATCCAGTGTTATTTGTTTGCCGTTGATTGTATGTGTGATTTGTTTCATAGTTATTAGCTTGCAGGTTCAGTGTCAATGTCTCCCTCAATCTCAATAGTCATAGTGAACTTAGCAGTTTGACCGCTTGTATTCTGCTGACCAAGAGATGCAATCCAACCATAACCACCATGATAGATAGTCTCAGCTGAATCAGTTAAATGCCAATACTTTTTAGTATTGTTAGCATAAAGAGTTTGGAAATCATTGTAGGAAGCCTCATTTGCATCAGGAATTGTGTCAACAACTGCGTTTAAAGTCAAACGGTTGTTTTGAGGTCCTAATGTTTTTAAAGTTCCACAGTTAGTTTCATCACTAACTACGTTGCGGCTGCCATCGAATGATCCCTCACTCTGGCAAACAGCCGACTTTCTTGCGCCACTCGGTGTGTCTGAGTATTCGATAAACATCACACTGCCCGAGATTGTTGTAGCATCTGCCATTTGTTTTGTATTTAATTTTGATTAATAAAATGCTCGTATCTAATAATATATCTATAAATCTTCTCAGAACCATCATCTTCGTAAAGCTCTGTTTCTGATTGTATTGTTATTTGTGTAATTTGATGATCAGGAATTGAAATCCCAAATGAATTAGGACTTAGTATAACCTCATCATATATTTCTTGTGCAATTTGATATGCCACTTTGCTATTAGCTAGTGTGGCAAATTTAGTCAGTATATCTACTATAATTACTGCTGATTGGAAAAATGCACTATTGTTTAAATCTGTTTGATTGCTACCCTCAGAACGAATTAATACATGATTACCGTTTTCTGTAATAGGTACAGCATCTTTATAGACAGGCACACTTATAGTACCTTCTAAGGTTTTATACCATTCTGTTTTTAAATCGTATAATGCTGTTTTAAAAGGCATTAAATATATCTTTTAATCTTCTTTGTAATATTACAGATACAGGAACTACATTTTTAAAAAAGAATGGTTTTGCTTTTCTTCCATTTTTTGCAATATCCATTGTTATAGCCCAAGCTATATCTTTTTTCTCATTTTTAGTTTGCCTTTTGTTTTCTTTTTTACCTATATTTTTCTTTTTTACCCATGCATATATTGCATCAAAAAGACTACCATATTTATTTACAGGTTTTTGTCCTTTAAATAAAGCTGCAACAGAATCATAACCTACTTGTGGTTTATACCTTTTTTTTGTTCCAAATTCAACAAAACCAGCATAAGGTGCTTTAGCAACAACAGAATAACTAGCAAATCCTTCGGGTTCAACTCTTATACTTTTAGCTAATTCAAAAGTAAAAACAGAATCTTGTCCTATTACTTCAGAATATGCCTTAGTAGCAAATATTTGAGCAGTTTCTCTTGTAGCATCATCAACTCTTTGCTTCATTTGTTTTGAAGCAGTGTCAAATGCTAATTTAAATTCTTCCAATCCTATAAGTTGCGCTCTAATCAAGCTCAAAAATTGAAGTTGCAGAAATTTCCCAATAAAATCTTTTTTCTCCAGTTCTAGTTACGCTACTAATAGAATAAGTTTGACCAAAATATTCAATCCTATAATCAGGAGTAATATTATAGCCTCTAAATGGTATCTTAAATGTCTTAGAACCTGACATATCAGTTTTACCATCAGCTTGTGATCTACCACCACCTCCATCAGTCACTTCAGCCCACATCTTATAGGTTTCAGCTACAGTTTCAGTAGCATCCCCATCAGCGTCAATGGTTTGCGTGTACTTTAAGAGTTTTATTGGTTTTAGATTTCCTATCATCCTATCCAATTAGCGGTTTTGTAAATAGATGCTATGTTAATAGCTTCTCTACTTAATCCATCAACATTCTCATCACCTCTGTTAATATAACGATATGCCACCTCTTTATAGAGTGCATCTTTTAAACCTTTAGGTATGTTTGTATAACCAGCCTCATACTTCATTGTCATATTCTCATAGTTAGGATATTTTAAAATCCTACCATTAAAAGATATATCAAAGTCATCTGTGCTGATAGAGTCGCCCTCATCATCCCTTAAGTAAATAATAGTATTTACAGGACCAAAAGGAATATCAAAGTTACCACAAAGGTTGGTAAATTCTATCTCCCAAGTTTTAGTAATTAAACTTAAACCTGTGTACTCCTCCATTCTTTCTCTTGCTGATCTGATTAGAGTTTCAATAATAACGTCATCATCATCAAAGTCAGAGGATATTGACTCGGAATTGTCAATAAAACCCTCTAATCTGAGATAATTCTTTACCTCTTGAATAGTTAAAGGCTCAGTTATACCTGACTCCTCAGTCTGATCTTCCCAATCTATCAGTAAGTTATACAACATAAGATTTATTTAAAAAAAGGGGCGGGCCGAAACCAGCCCCCTATCACCACATCAACCACAGCTTAGAATGATCCGTAAATCAAGGCATCTGTTCTCATAATGTTGATGTCCTCAAAACACTCAACACGAGCAGTTACCAAGTTACGCTGGAAGTTGTCGCTGTCCTCGTAAGAGAACTCAACACGCAATCCTTCAGTCTCAACTCTTTCAAGGTAAGAAGCATCCAGGATAAGAGCCTTATCGTTTGTAACCCAAGAAGCACCAATTACAGGTACACCTGCAATACGGATGTTTCCGTTAGGATCAATGATAACACCACCAGGTACAGAGTAGTCAGTAGGCTTAGTCTTTAACAAGTCAGCCCATTGAGCATAAGATACTAAGGCAAAAGAAGCCTCGAAGTTTGCATCCAATTGATTAGCAATCCAATCTACTAATTGCTCAGCATCTACAGAAGCAGCAGTTGTTGTGCTACCTGTTGCAGCAGAGCTAACAGCAGAGAAGAAAGTGCTATTCTCTTTTTTGTAGAAGTCACGGAGCAACATACGCTGCAAAGTGTTCTGCAAGAAAGGAAGTTGGAACATCATCTGCTTAGAGAAACGAGCAAAACCAGCAATGTAGTCAGAAACAACTTTAACCTCTGTAAGGTCATAGTCAATCTGAGACTTTAGGTTACCTTCAGTTTGGATACCGATAGAACCTTCAGTTCCTGTCTCACGATAAGTCACATACAATCCTGTAGGACTTACAGCAGTTGGGATAAGGTCACGAAAATTTACTTTCTGAGCAGGTACTAAACCTTGGCGAGTGTTGTAAGTAGCAACACCATCACCTGAAAGGTTAGCAGAAGTTGTCATTGTACCTACAGCTTTGAGGTCAATACTCAACTTAGCATTTTTGTTACGCTGGAACTCATTGATTTCAGCTTGCTTAGAATCAAATGCCTCAGCAATTTGCTCAGAGAAAGCGTCACCGAAAGACTTATTTTTGTTGTTTACAGTCTTAGCAGCCTTCTCAGCAATCATTTGGTCAAGGGCAGCTTGATTTTTCTTAGCAGCCTCATCCATAGTAACTACAGCAGCCTTTACTTCAGCCACTTGTGTTTTAACATCTGCAATAGCAGCTTCATTAGCCGCTTTCATTTTTTCAACAGACTCAGTAGCAGATTTTACTGAGGCCTCAATTGATTTTAATTCTTCCACTTTTTAGGAATTTAATTTGTAAATAAAATTGTTCAATGTATGCTTAAGGTCACTTACATCAATAACCGGCTCCTTAGTTTCTGCAACTGCTTCAGCGGGTTGCTCCACAATAGGAGTGGCCTCAGTAGATAAGAGTGACTTAATTGCTTCGTTTACTTGTGCAAAGCGAATCTCGATAAACTCAAAAGCCTCATCAGTAAATCTACCATCTTTGAGACTCTTGATTAAAAGACCTAGCTCTTTGCTTAGCTTTTCGTGTTGATTTGTGATTTCCTCCTTAGTTAGGCCTTTGCCTACTGTTAGAGTTGGTGTGTTTGGGTTGGCTCCCCATAGTACAGCAGAACCTTCAAACAAAAGTATTTCCTTGATTAGGTTATACTCCTCTGCTTGTCCTTTCTGTTGTGCTTCAGCCTTAATAGTTCTAAACCCTACAGAGTGCTGGTTAATATGACCTGACTTGTAGAACTCTAAAACATCATTGCCCCAAGTTGTGTTCGGTACATTAGTAATTCCTACTAAGTAATTATCCTCAACATACAACTCAGAGAATTTGCCAATGGCTGACTTTAGGCTTGGGTTGTGGTCTGTTAAGTGCCAAATAAGATTAGCACCCTTAGGACCTCTTTCAGCCATAGTCTTGTTGTAAGCTCCGTGGTCAATGACATCATTATCAAAGTCCTTAGAACCCATTTGGCTAATAGCCACTTTCACTTTACGTGAAGTTTCTGATACATCTCTTACTGAGTCTGCTATCAGTTTTTGTTCAAAATATCTTTTCATAGTTTTTATCATGTTGGGAGGGTTAGGTCTGGTTCTTATTTCATTTTCCGCAGTATTGGCTATTGCCACCTAATCACCTCCCGTTATCTTCTGATTAGTCTACCTCTTGAATCTCTTTTAGGTACTATAACATAACTACATCTACAATTTATCACCATTCCTGGTGAACCTTCAGGAGCAAGAGGATATTCTATCTGTTCTCCGCTTCTAGGATCTGTAAAGTTTTCAAAGAAGTCTACAACCTGCCCGTCCATGTGATAGTGGTCTTTTGGTTGCTTAGGTCTAAATCCCCTAGTTCTAGAATCTTGAAATGCAATCCACTCCTTAACCATCTCATAATTAAAACCTAGTGCGGCTGCCTTTACTCCCGTATTAGCTGCCCTTCCTACTTCAGTTCTAACTATCCTTAAAGCCTGCATACTAGTAAATCCTGACTTAGTTAATATCTCAATCAGTTCATCTTGAGTCTTGCCTTTTTTAATTGCTTTCTCAATTACTACTAGCATGTGGTTTCTAAGGGTTTCAGAAGTTTTAACTATTCCAAATTGAACTAACGTTCTATTGAGTTCGCCTAGAATGTATTGCACCCAAGTCTCACTTCTACTCTTTTCGCCTATCTCTTGACGTATTCTCTTATAAGTTTCGTTAGCATGATAAACACCTACTTGCTTGTAGATATCTTGTAACGGCTTATAAAGTTTATCACTCCATAACTGAGTGCGCAAAAGAACTACAGCCTCATTGACTCCTTCTCTTTTTATAGTACCTATCAAAGAACTAACAACTTTGTCAAGTTGCTTTTTGACTCTAGGAAAGTGCTTCTTCTCGAACTTGAGATTCTGTCTCGCGTTCTCCTTTGCTAATAATTTCCTTTCCTGATCTGTCATTCATCAATCTTTGTCTTAGTGCCTCTCTTTTGGCATCCATCTTAGCTTTATATATCGCACAGCACTTCTCCTTTTTACAAATTGGATAAGTCTGTTTAATTATCATCTCAATCATCTACTTCGTCAGTATCCTCCATGTCATCCATATCATCTGAGCTTACTTCCTCATCAGGCTCCTCTACATCATACTCACTTAAAGGCATACCGTCCTGAGTAGTAATCCAAGGCTCATCAAATAATGGGTTGTCTATTCTTTCAAGTCCTAAGTGCATTCTCTGTTCATTCGGGCTTAAAGTCTTAAGGTCTTTAATCCAAGTACTCTTCTCAGCTACATCCTCAGCTAGTTCAGTAAAGACAGTATGATCAAAGTCAACATAAACATTCTGTCCTTTATATCCCCAGTCTGTTTGTAGCTTACGATTAAAGTGGTTTCTAAAGGCAACAAGGGCAGGAATCGCACAACGTGCTGTAAGGGCCTTTTCAGCCTCTCTGACGTTGTTATAGGTTGAAGTCTCAGCATCACCTATCAATTGACTAGGAACCCCATAAACGGCTGCAAATCGCTTCAAATCCCACTTCTCTGATTCTATGATAGAAAGATCAACAGGACTAAGCCCAACCTCTTGCCATCCCATTTTGTACCCACTCACACCAATACGGCCCCAGTTGTCTGAACCTACCCACTCACCTTTGCCTACAAGTTTACTTTTAACAGCTTCTACTTGCTTTCTAGTATCTTGAATATCAGCACCTCCGTTTAAGATTCTAGGATCATCAACATAGAGGACACCCTTAACACCTTGATTCTCAAGCATTGCGGCTGATGCCTTGATAGCTGAGTTTGACCGACTTAACCTTCTAAGAGCGGCTTTCAATGGACTCATGCCGTATAAATGCGCCCCGTTAACGTCCCAGTCGTAATTCTGATACTTATCATGCAATACTTGAGCCTTAGGAAAGAAAGCGTCCGAAAGGTTAGTCATTACATAAGCCTCCTCGATAATCGGAAACCTGTTAGTACTAGCAATAATGCTAATTTCCTGATAGGGTAAATTATGCAACTGAAAAGGCTTGCCCTGATTAGCTCCTAGTTGTAACATCTCAGCCCAAACAGTCCTACCGCCCGTGATTAGCTTCCATCCTGTTGAGTTACTAACAAGGTCTTGGAAAGTCTCGTATTCGTTAGGATATCTTAAAAGCTCACTGAGTCTGTCAACATAAACAGGTTCTAAGGCTTTCTTCTTATATCCAATTGCTTTTTTATAGTCCTGAGTGCTTAAGTCTTTTTTCCTCATCAAACCCTCATAAGACTTGAAAGCCTCCTCATCCACTATCTTATAGGCCTGCCATTCAGGGAGCCTAACCTTATCCGTAATTAAGGTAACAGCTGTGTAAATGATATCATTAACCTGATATCCGTCAATAATGTAATTCTTTCTATTGTCAGCAATACCAACATAGGTTCCCCCCATCATTGTATATGAAGCAAAAGGCTGACCAACATTCATTAAGGGTAAAGCCTTACCTCTTAACACATTCCAAGCATCTTGTATTTTACCCATATTACCACGCCAAGACCTCGAATCTCGGCTTATTTAATTTTGTATAAATAGCGTACCGCATAGCGTCACACAAGTGATCCCACATTTTTACAGGCTCCTCGTTCTGATGAATCTTGCCATCCTTATCAACCTTCCATCTGTATGACCTAATCTCTTTAATCAGGTTAACACTCGAAGGACTAATTATAAGCGGTTGACTCTTAACCTTTTGTATTCCAGCGTAAACGTCTTTAGAAGCGGGCTTCGCATTAAAGCCGGCCCTCGTCAACTCCTCTATTGTCTTAGGTTCGGCATTATCGCAAAAAATTTCAACGTAATTGCTTATCCCTAAGTCCTTTAATCGTTCCGCTAGATCGCTAGTAGTTAGCTTGGTTTGGTATATCATTTCCTCGACATAAGTCTTGCCCTCTTTAAAGCCAACCTTAACCATTGCCGTTGGGACCGAATAACCAAAGTCCAACCCGTACACAACCTCACAACCTTCAGGAAATTCGCCTTGCTTCCAGTGTGTGTAGATTATTTCCTGACTCGTTCCCCTTTCGCCTAACCCGTAAACCTTCCAAAGATTCGCATCCGCTTCCTTCAGGCTTTCAATCTCGTTAACTTGCTCCTTCGGTAGAAAGGGGTTATCCTTGTAAGTAGAGTGGATTAATAAGTTCCCTTCCTTATCGGCTACATCATAAACCCATGAAGATTCATCCACTGGATTGAAGTCTAGGAATATCGTCTTACGCGTTCTAAAAGCTAATTGTTGGTATATCGATTGACTGAGTAGGTTGGCCTCGTTTATATATAGAATATCCCTACCCGGCCCTCTAACCTTTCCGGCATCCTCAGCCCCGAAAAACTCTATATAACTTCCGTTTGGGAAATTATATATATTGTCGGTCTTATTGAAGGCGTCATCCGAATACAGCTCGGCCTTTTCCAGTATTTCAAGAACGTCCCGCCTCGCTCCCCTTTTCAAGTGGGGTAATGAAGGGCTGACGATTGAGATACTTACTTTTTCCTTATGCGGTATGTAAAGAGCTAATAACTGAGCTATCGAATAGGTTTTACCCGATCGGGTGCTCCCCTGGTTCGCAATTACTCGGTAGGTCCTCAGATCGTATGCTTCCCGATTCTTCCTGAATACTTCCGTAAACTTGATCTTGATATTCTTCATGCTGTGGTTGTGCTGTTGCCTGTTCGAATACTATATTAACGCCCCCCTCATGGTTCATTGATATAAACTGCTTGGCCTTCCCGTATCCACGATTCAAAAGCAATTCGGCGGCCTTTACATCACCTTTGGCGGCTTTCTTAAGCATGGCCTCGATAATAACTTCCATGCCGTCACGCCCGTTCTTATTCGGTCCTAGAACCTCAGCCATCAACTTGTCCAGGTCCGGGAGCTTCTTTGGTCTTCCGTTCGGGTTCCCTGACTGACCAGGCTTCCATTTAGTATGCTCGGGAGGTATTGGCAAGTGCCTGTTATTTTCGTGTTTCTATGCTTGTTATTGTAATTCTCCGCCTTAATTCTTAGCACAATATACTAAATTTTTTAGTATTAATGAAATATACTTATACACAGAGAAACAAACCCCTATTTTTAAAAAAATATGTATATTTATTTGGAATCCTATTTAACATGTATGTATATTTGATTATTAATTAACCAAACATTTAACAACATGAAAAAAGCTAACACACTCCGCAAAGTAACTGTCTCTATTCGCTGGTATTTCCGTGACTTTTTTAGTATCAGCAATGGCTATACTATTTTATCATCTAACATTTAATTTAACTATTTATGAAAAACTACACAAAAATCGAGGGCACTAATTACGAGTTAAAAAGCTGTACTTATTACCACAAGGGCGGCATGAATTATTTCACTAGCCGTAATGAGGCGCGCGGTTATTACTTAAGCGTTACCCCTGTCCAGGTTGAAAGGAGGGCGGACGGTATTATTATTGAATCTTATTCGGCTTTTTCAGGTATTAAGCAACTTTTAATTGAATGCAAGCGCAAAAGCAACAAAACTGAGGAACAGGCTGAACAGTTGGCAATTTCAAAAGTCTTTGATCTTGAGGAATACGTAATTAATCAACTAAAAAATAAAATAAAATGAAACAGTTATTAACCCTTTTATTTGTACTTATGGCCGTCTGTTATTTAGTTGGCCTTTTGCAAGATCAATTTTGTAAATAATTAAAATCAACGATTATGAGAAAAGTATTTAGTTCAAACCCCGCACTTTGTCACGCCTGGGCAAACCAATTACAACCTGAGGGCCGCGGTAGTTCAATGTATTTCGATGGGCCTGTTATTTATTCTTATGGGCCTCATTATGAAATTGCCCGGTTTTTAACTACTGAGGACGGCGAACAGGTTTGTTTTGTCAATTCTAACGGCTACAGTAATACAACAGCAAAACATACTAGCCACGTTTGGCGTTCAATTCCTGATGGGATAGAAGTATTTAAAGTGCCTTTTGTTAGGTCTTGTGGACGTCAATTTATTAGGGTTGAGGATATCAGCGCTATAGTTGACGAATTAAAAAAACAGACCAATGACTTGATTAACAAACAGTTAACGGCCCGTTCAAACTTTTATCATTTTATTGACGCTAAAAACAAATTCGACGATATTAACAATATTGCGGCTTTATTTAATCTTTTGCCCGTTTCTGTTTCTGATTTTCCAAACTGGGGCGAAGCTGAAAAAAAATACCAATATATCAAGGACACAGAAAAGCAAAGGGATGAGGAAAAAAAGGCAAAAGAGCTAATTAAACAGCATGACAACCTTAAAAAATGGCTTATCGGTGAATTTCACGGTACTTTATACAACATACCCGTGCATTTTAGACTAACCAGTGACGGTACCGAAATACAAACCACAAAAGGGGCCAGGGTTAGCTTAGAAGCTGCCAAAAGGTTATACAATAAACTAAAAAACGGTGAAAATTGTAAAGGGGAAAAGATTGATGGCTTTACACTTATTGACAATAACCCCGAAACGATTAAAATAGGTTGCCACGTCATTAACTGGCCAATTGCCGACAACTTTTTTGCTCAGGTTAACTGATGAGGGTTGAATACCCGAAACGGGCCTTTCTAGGTCCGTATTAACCAAAAATACATTTATGAACCACATTATTGAACATTTAGAAGCTATGAGCGGGCAATTTGTTACCCTTTCTCTTTGGCCTGGGCTTGACAGGACTATTAAAGCTGAGGGGAACATTTTAAAGATTAACGAAGGCCGCTCAGGAACTTTTGAAGGCGTTTCCGAGTCTTTTTACGATCAATTAGTCAATACTTATGATTCACGATATAAAAATAATATCGTTAATATCGTCAAATTTATTGCTTCAAGATAATATAAGGCCTTAGGGCCTTTTTTTAGGGCCTATTTTTTTTATCCTTGTCCTTTCCTTAACTTATTTTTTTAGCCCTTTAAATAGCTACTAATGAACTAAAAAAGCAAACATATTAAGTAAGCGCCCTAACGGGCTGAACTAGGCAAAACTAAGTACTTACACTTATGCACTAAGCGTTTACCCCTACCGTAGAAATGTCAAGGGGGGCCGTGGAAATGCACAAGGGGGCCAGTGGAATTTTTTCCATACCCCGCCAGTGGAATTTTTATCAGGTAGCCAGTGGAATTTTTAGTAAGGGGCCGATGGAATTTTTATTGGGTAGCCGATGGAATTTTTACCACCCGTGGAAATATATACCCCGTGGAAATTAAAAAGGGGCAGTGGAAATACCAGCCGTGGAAATTACAATTTGCTATTCCAGTCAGATAGTATCCTAACCATCTCTAACATAACACCTTGACCACCTTTGCACTTTAGAATGTGCATACCATCTAAAGACTTTACTTCTTCACTAGCGTCTGATGGGCAAAAACAATATCTAGCCTTTTGAAACATAGGGGTATCCCATGATGAATCCCCTATAGCAATCTGATAATCAAAAGGGATTAATTCTTTGTTTCTAAGTATTGTCATCTCAGCACCCGACCTTCTTAGGTAATGATCTGCACCTGGCCATGAGGAGGCCGTGACAATATGCACCTCGAATCCCATGGAAATAAGTTCCTTAATGGCTCCTAAGTCTTTGTTATTGAATGACTTAATTATTTCCCCTTGATGGTTTACCCATATCTTACCATCCGTAAGAACGCCATCTACATCTACGCAAATTGTCATTATTTAGGTTTTTGTACTATATAAATAAACCAAGTTTTATCTCCTAGTTGCTTTCTAATTAGTTTATAAGGGTTTTCATCTATGGTAGTATAAATATTTTCTTTATATCTTATTTTAATTGAATTTTCATCACAATAAATATCGTGCTGATGAAAGCCTTGCCAATTTTCGTGTGTTGCCTCATTCTCAAAACCTTGAATTATTAAATAACCTCCAGGTTTGACTGATTTATATAACGAACTAAAAGCCTTTACAGGATCTTGGGTGTGGTCAATTGCATTACTTATGTGAACTATTTCGTAGTCATTTTTAAAGGGTAATTCCTCAGCAGGAAAGGCCATTGGTGGAGCTAGCTTATGTCTTTCATAATCAAACACAAGCCTGTAAAGGTCTCCTAATGGGTCCACAGCCCTAACATTTACTAAGCCATTGAGAATAGAGACTACTCCTGATCCTACATCCAATACAGTTTCGTGTGGAACACTTTTAATAAAATCTACTGTTTCTTGGTGTAGTTCAGGTGTCTTTACTTTTTTAACCCATCCGCTAAGGAATCGGTCTGTCTTTACAAATTGCTGCCAAAAGGCTAGTTCATGGTAAATGCCATGTAGTTCTAAAGTTGTCATTTTTTATATGTTTCGTTGTAGTATTGTTCTGCATTATTGAATTCGCTAATGTCTATAACTCCATCAATTCCATTATCTTCTTCTGCTTGTCTATATCCCGCATTAAAATCATCCTTCTTTTGTTGCTTATCCATTGCTTTTGATGTTTCTTCAAGAAACTCCCAATCAGATGGCAGAAACTTTTTTTTAATATGGTATATCTCATCAAAGTGATACAGTAACCATTCTACTGCTGTCATATTATTTGTTTTTAATGTTAAGGGAATATTCAATTGTAACAAATGAGCCATCAATGGTAAATTCGGTTATTCCATTAGTGCTTACAAAAGTTATATTGTCATCTATATCTCTAATTTCAAGACCTTTTAATTTTGTGTCTTTTTGCCAATAATATTTATCCAAACAATGATAAACATCATTTGCTGTGTTGTAGCTAACTTCAATAACTTTAGTAAATCCATTTTCTTTGTTTGTTAAAGTAATCTTTGCCATATTTATTTGTTTTTATAGGTTTCGTTGTAGTATTGTTCTGCTTGGTCATTTGTCCACTGTGTATGGTCGTGTTTATCAAAAACTCGTTGCCCTTCTATGTGAGCATCAATTATCTGTTCTTTATTCATTGCTTTGGCTTTTTCAATAATTTCATCAAATGATATGTTATAATTCTCATCAGTTAGTTTTTTCAAGAATTCTTGTTGTATATATTCTACTGCTGTCATATTATTTGTTTTTAATGTTAGGGGAAGATGTGTCAGGACTTTCCTGCACAATCTCATAAGTTGCTTCAAAAATATCTTTATCAACAAGCCATCTTTCACCTTTTACTCCAACACACAGATATTCTCTACCAAAACCGTGACTCATATGTCTTTGATTTTCAAGTGTAGATACATATGGTACTTTGATTTCGTGTTCACCAATAAGACCAGAAGTGTGTATGCAACCATCCTCATCAACATCTTCATCGTTGTAATACCTACTTATAAATCCATCTTCATCTCCTTCTTCAAATAGTTTAGCTTGAACTGTTGCTGTTTTTCTATATGTTTTAAATGCTGTCATATTATTTGTTTTTAATTAAAGTAAAGTAAATACGTGAATGACAAGGTTTACTACGATATACGATGATATGGCTAATAAAACAAAACCTAAAATATTACATTTACAATTTTCTTCTATTTGGTTTTCATCATCTTTTGAAATCTCTTCATTTTCTCCTTTGCTAAATACATTTTTTAATATATCATCTGAATATTTGTCTACTCTTTCAAGGTATTCTTTATCTTTTTTCATACTATATGTTTTAATGTTTATTAAGGATTTATTTTATGAAACTGTTGGGACTTTAAAAATTTCTCGTGTCTATCATTTATACTCTTAATAGCAAAATACTCGTATAACTGTACACCTGTAAATATTATTACAAGTATAAGTACAACATCTGTAATGAGTTTAATAACTTTTAATGTTTTCATAGTTTAAGTTTAATGGGAAGCTCTGTCACAGCTTCCCGTTTAGAATTAAGCTTTTAAATAATCTTGACATTCACGAACTACTACAAACTTTTTTCTTTCCTTTTCGAGAGCCATTTCTAATTCATAAATTCTGCCTGCAATAATCTCTAATTGCTCGTCAAGTTTTGTGATTAATACTTCTTTTTCCATTTTATTTATTTTGTTGGTTTAAAGTTGATTGTTACGTTTACTAATTGACCATCATCTTGTCTAGTCCAAGTTATGCTATCTACACTGACAAGATTGATTCCCATATTATTTGGAATTACACCGATTGGGAATGGGCATTCTGCCCCATTAGTAATCTCTTCTACTGTTTTTGTTTGTGTTTTCACTTTAATTATTTGGTTGACCTATACACCATAAGGTTTTATTTGTTTTTATAGATTTCTATGTAATATTGTTCTGCTTGTTTAGTTGCTTCCATTTCAAGAGGTCGTAACAATCCAGATAAATGAGCATCTATTATCTGCTCTTTCTCCATTGCCTTGGCTTGTTCTGTTAGTTCTGAAACAGGAGCACCCCTCCATCTTATATTTTCATTTTTTTTAAGCTGCTCAATAAGCCATTCTACTGCTGTTTGCTTCATGGTTTATTTATTTAGGCCAAAGTTTTTGTTGCCAGTCTTTACCCCATTTTTGCAGCATGTGCCTTTGACTGATAGGGGTCCAGTAATTCCTTAGCTGCTTTCTTAGCTGACCGATAGGATGCCCTTCTTTGTTTCTTAAATATGTGTGGCCAATTTGTGTGCCATAATGGACACCTACTTTATATCCTTTTTCTCTAACCCTATGACACCAATCAAGGTCCATATAATAATAAGCAAGCATTTCATCTAATGGGTTGTCGCTAAATACCTCAGCATTAACCATTGGAGCTGTCCACTCTACAAATGGTGTTTCTTTTGTGCCTTGAAAATCTTTTATTGGCCATTGAAATTTATGGTCAGAAGATGGCATTGCTGGGTGTAATGCCGCCCATTCCCCTTTGGCCATTTCATAAGCTAACTTATGTGGTAACTCAGGATCAAAGGTTATGTTAGACACAAACCATAAATAATCTGCTTTCCATAAGGGGTCCATAAGTATTGAATTGTAGGCTCTTGACATATTACCTACTCCATCTCTACTTACTACCTCAAATGGCAAGTCTGTAGCTTCTACACATTTGACAGTCTCTTGAAAGTCAGGCTCGTAGTATTCTAAAAGAACAATTAAGACTTTTGACATAATATTTCATTTATTTTATTTATCCAATAATCCCAAGTATATATTTGGACATAGGACCTGATAGTATTTGCTCTTTTATTTAACTCATTTTGATTTGACAAAGCAAACATTGTGGCATCATAAAGTTTATCTACTGAATAACCTACTTTAAATGAGTTAGTTTCATTTAGGTCATCATCACCCTCTGTAATAGCTCTTATTGTGACTGTTCCTTTTGTGCCAGCTTCTAAAGGAGCTGTGGACCTTGCATCATATTTAGTAGCTTTTATAAGTAGTGTTGCCTCCTCATAAAGTCTATTCATTGTTTTTAGGTCAGGCTTTAATACGAATTCATCAAATATCTTGTCCTTAGGCTCTTTTAGCCCAAAACCTTTTATAATGTAACCTCTTTCCTTTAAAATCTTAGCCACTTGGATAGCAATTTTTTCTGTGTCTTTTGTGTAATTAGTAGGCTCAGGTGATTCTAATAAAATTGTCTTATAATCTTTAGCCTTATAAGATATTGGAAAGTCATTTAAATTAATACCATTGCCTACATAATGAATAGGTGCTGTTCTATGGAATTGATGTTGTAATACTCTTATATTCCATTGACTGATTGAGATAATTGGGTGATGGGTTTTATATAAGGCTATAGCATTATTGAAAAACTTTGCATTGGTTGGATTGAAAAGATGCTCTAACATTTGTAGGAATACAAACTTCTTAGGTACATCTTTATCTAAAAGAAAAGCACCGTGAGGACTTGTTACTATCAATACATCTGATCTGTTTATTAGGTTAGTAGTGTTTACAATCTTACATTTTATCTCTTGCAAAGTGCATCTTAATGCACCAGCTTGATTGTATAAAACAACTCTATGCCCTAAATCTTGCAATCTATTTGCCCATTCATTAATAACTCTTATTCCACCGTGAGGTGAATTAATGTTTGGACTTTGGATAAATATTCTCATTTTTCCCAACGTGATTTATTTGGATAAAGTTGATCAATAAAGACTTTAAATTGATTATCTACTGCATAAGAACCAATCGATAGGAATAGTTTGTTATGCACTCTACCAATCCATTCGTGCAAATGATATAGCCTATTAACTTTTAAGTCCTCCATTCTTTCAAATGGACCATCCTCATTTTTAGTATAGGCTGATTTAATTACAAACTCTTGGTTCCAGGGCAACTGCATCAGTTTAGCAAATCTGTGTTTGTTGTAAATAATAGGCGTGTGAATATCAGTATAGTAATTATTCTTGCCTGGCAAATTATTAGTGTTAGTTATAGCTTTTTTATAAAGCCCAGTAGATTTATGAGCATAATAATGACAGTCACTATCGTACCAAAATTTAAAGTCTTTAACGTGTAATGGCTTCAGCAAGAAATGGTCGTCATTCCAAAATATAAAGTCATCAGAATCGGTGTGATCAGATCCTGTAAGTATCTTTTGGAATATGCTAAAGTTTTTTCTACCCGGAACGTCCTCTAAAGGAATATAGTGGACATTAGTGATCCATTTAGGCTTCTCACCTACTAAGACTACCTTTCCGTCAAACCCCTCTAAATAAGCCTCTATTGACCTGAGAGCATATTTCAGCTCATTGTCCATCCATCGGCTGCCCGTCCCCAGTGCTATTACTATGTCCATTTTGCATGAGTTTTGTAAGAATTTCCATTCTAACCGCATTGCTTAGGCTTCCATAAGCACTGATAATCAATTCTTTCTGTTGTTTTGTAAGAAAGGCTGCCACTAAATGTCGCTTCTGTTCGGCAGGAAGTGGCTTCCTACCTGGTTTAAGTTTTTCCATGATGCAAATATATGCATAAAAATAATTATAAAAAATATTTTTTTATTTGTGAATAAGTATTATATTTGCTGTGTCAATGATTAATAACCTAAACGATTTAACAATGAAAGTAACCTTCTTTTCAGATGCAGAAAAAGCCTCCCACATTAGTAAAACACTAAATGTGCCTGTAGAGGTAAAAGAAACAGATAAAGGATGCGAGATATCTTTTGATATCAATCCTGATTTTATGAACATAGCTGCTTTCCTATTATTTCAAGCAGGTGCAGATTATGCTTATAACGAATCAAAGAAAATAATCAGACAGAATTTTAATTTACCAACCGAATTTAAATAGTTTTTCTCATAAGCATTTGGTTAATACCCCCTGGGTTTCTACTCGGGGGCCTTTTTAAAACACTTAAATTAAATATATGCGCACGATTTATCCCGAAAAACCTATTGATAATTTTAATGATTGGATCAAATACATTTATTCTTTATTAAACACCACAAAATGTCAGAATTAATCCAGTACGATTTAAGTAAGCCTGCACAAACATTGCAGCTTGCTGCCGAATTGCAACGGTTCGTAAAAGAGCAAAGGTTGACCGTAAACATCAAAGGCAAGGAATACCCGTTAGTGGAGTCATGGCAATTTGCAGGCTCACAGCTTGGCCTTGTACCCGTTATTCAATCTGTAGAGAATGTAAGCACAGATGGCGAGATTAAGTATTTAGCTACCGTGAACATCATTAAGATTGTTGATGGTTCGATAATCAGCAAGGGTATAGCAATTTGTTCTAACAAAGAAGGAAACAAAAGAATGTGGGATGAATATGCTATATGCTCAATGGCTCAGACAAGGGCTACAGGTAAAGCATTTAGAAACATTTTAGGATGGCTAATGCGTGCATCAGGATTTTCTGCAACCCCTGCCGAGGAAATGGATTTTAATAGAGAACCTGATGGCCCCACAGAGGATGAGAGAAAGATACTAAGAGATTTAGTATTTAATTCAACCTTAGATGATGCTGACAAAGAAATTGCTTTAACTACTATTGAAACCTGTGTTGATTATAAAAGATATCAAGCAATTCAGTTTAGATTAGAATCAGTGCAAAAAACACTCGACCACATTCCTAATCCATCACAAAAAGATATTTCTAAACACATTAAAAAGACTATAAAATGAACCTAATCACCACCACCGATTTAAGTCTATTTGAGACTACAAAAGCTGAAAGGCAAGATTTTGCTCAAAGTGTCATAAAAGGGATAAAAGACGGACTATCAGATCCTTTAAAGGTACATTACCAGGTTAAGTGTATGGAGGATATTATTAAAAATATCACAGGTGATGCAGAGTATAAATCAATGACTTTAGATGAAGCTGCAAAGTATGGTAAGACATTTGACCATTACAATGCAAAGTTTGAGGTTAAAGAGATGGGCGTAAAGTATGACTATTCAGTTTGTAATGATCCTGTGTATAATAAGCTTAAGGCTCAGCTTACGGTTTTAGAAGATGAAGTCAAAGCAAGAGAAAAGTATTTAAAGGCTATACCAACTACAGGAGTAGAAACTTTACTAGAAGATGAAGTTATCACTTTATATCCCCCCAATAAAACATCAACTACAACCATAACAGTAAATTTAAAGTAAAATGACAAAATTCCCACAAGGTGTCCGCGTATTCCCACCTAAAGATGGAGCGCCCTCTTTTGTAAAAGGTCAATTGATTATTAACCCAAAAGAGTTATTTGAATGGCTTAAAGCTAATCCTGAAGCAATGACTGACTACAAAGATCAGAAGCAGCTAAAGCTAGCCATTACTGAAAGAAAAGATGGTAAAGGATGGAATACTATTGTAGACACTTATAAACCTAAAAATGACGATAACGGAATTGGAGACCTCCCTTTCTAAGATGCAAACTTTCCTAGAAACCCCTGCTGGACTTGAACCACAGGAGTTAATAGATAGGATTGAGTATTTAAACATCTTAGTTGCCAAATCAGGTCAGATATTGGCTAGGGCTAAATATATACAAGATGATATTATTAACACTGGACTTATAGAAGCTATGGAGCAAGAGTTGGACAAAAAATTGTCTCCTAGTTTAGTTAATAAGTTTGTAGGTAGTGGTGCTAAGAATATCAATTATTTAGTTAACTGGGCCGATAGAATCAACGCAGCAGCTACGCACCAATTAGACGGAATTAGGACTATTATATCTTATAAAAAAGCAGAACTTAACTTATGAGTAAGAGCCTTACCCTTCCGAAACTCATAGCCAAAGCCCAAAAGGTATTCAATGCTTGGATACGACATAGAGACTCTAAAGATGGTTACTTTACGTGCATTTCATGTTTTAGGACTTTACCTGTAGAACAAATGAACGCAGGACACTATGTACCAGTGAAGGGAGGCTCTGCTCTAAGGTTTAATGAAAATAATGTTAACGGAGAATGTATAAGATGCAATGGCTTTGATGAATTTCATTTAATTGGTTATAGAAAAAATCTAATTAAAAAGATTGGCATAAAGAAGGTTGAAATATTAGAAAGAATGAGAAATGATGTTTGCAAATGGGATAGAACGACACTAAACCATATTGTAAAAACTTACACATTAAATTCTAAAATTAATGGAACTGATAACCACTTACCGTTTTAAATGGGGCAATCAATTTATAGGGATTGTCTCGAAGAAAGATCCTATTATTAGGACTACTCTTTTCCCACAGCACGCCATACACCATTTTGAGGATGACTTTCAATGGGTATGCGATAAGTTAGAAAGACACGGCTTTGACTATTCATTTGAAAAGTTTACCCACCTCTATTCACCACTAAAAAATGAAAGATGACACAAGCACAGCAAATTTACGAATACCTTAAATTAGGTAATAGACTTACAGCTTTAGAAGCATTACAAATGTTTGGTTGTTTACGATTAGCAGCCAGGATAGCTGATTTAAGAAAAGATGGTCATACTATTTGGACTGACTATGTAACAATCAACGATAAAACATTTGCAGCATATAAATTAAGTCAATGAACACAGTAGAACAATCTCAGCAACTAATAGATAAAGTATGTCTGTTTTACCAAATCGAATCAAAAGGTTTATACAACAAAAGAGAAAAAAGACCAGTAAGATTAACTAAAATGGTTATAAACGATCAAAAGATTAAAGTTGATTTAAGTTGTTTAAGGATGGCTTTATCTTACTATCTGTTACTTTATACTAACATTCCGCAAGATGTACTTGGCCCTTTAGTTGGCTATGCAGACCATACCACAATAAGCTACTCAAAAAGAAAGGTTAAAGATTATTTTGAAACAGAGGATAAAATATTTTTATCTTATTGGGATAAGGTTAATGAGATTGCTAACTCATTGAATTTCAGGACAGATATGATTAGAATTATGGACACACACTTTATCAGAATGACACCTATTCCACATTAGTTATATAAAAAAGTTTGGAATTGTCAAATTAATTCCTTATATTTGTTATGACAAAGGATCGCCACTTTTTAAGTGCTTTGTTTAGAAAAGATATACTAACCTGTAGGGGTGCGGCTGCGATCGCCAATCCTCTGCAGGTTTTTTATTTGGGTGTTGTGAAACATATTGACCCAAGGGCCTGACAAAGCCAATCAACTCAAGCTCTTTATAAGTTGGATGAGTTTTTACTCCATACAGGTAAGCGGCAATGGCAACAAGGACAACCGTAACTTTTAGCATACGAGAAACACCTCGGAAAGACCTGTGAGTGATTTTGCCTAAGAAAAACAGACTTTTTTAGGCTTAAATTTAGTTTGTGTTGGGGTCTTTATAGTTTTATTGAATAAATTGACTATTTAGATAACTAAATTGAAGATGCAATCACTATCCAGCTTGTCAAAGTAGTATAAACCCTATCAGGGTAGATGCTATAATACCCTTGGTATGTAATTAAAGATAAGATTATGAAAAGTATTGAAATGAGATCAGCAGACTTTAAGAGAGAGTTAGAACCATTCTCCTTTAGTCCTCAGATGAAACAAGAGTTCTATGATTATTGGTCAGAACCCAATAAGAGTAATACTAAAATGAGATATGAACAAGAGAAAACCTGGGATTTAGGTAGAAGATTAAATAGATGGGCCATGAACAACAAAGAAAGGCATAACCTACAAAAGACTGACACAGGCTATAGAGAACCTAAGTTGATTAAAGAACCTACCACAGAATTAGAGAAGCTTGACCACCTCTTAAAGCAATATCAGACCAAATTTGAGTCTGTAAAGTTTGAGGATATGGGTAAGTGGTATGACTTTATGAAAACCCAAAAACTGCTTAGAAACTTCTCTAAAGAGGACATTCAGATACTTAGGGATGCTTATGGGGAGGATAATTACAAATGTAGGTGTGGGTGTGTAATGCTAACCTTTGACTTTATGACTAATATAGGCAAAGACTTTACTTGGTTAAATCAAATGATAATAAGACTATGATACTAATAGCTTTTATTGGAGGAGCAGTATGGGGATATGTTATTTGTTATGTAAAACAATGGGTAGATGACAAAGAGTAGAACCTTATATTACGAAGTAATAAGCCTACACGTGCGAATTGCTAAGCAATCCTATGATAATCTTTTATTAATCTTAAAAATGAGCCTTTATAACTATCCTATAAAAGAATCATTATCTGTTATATATAATGATTTTCTACCCATAGAAACACTTAGTAAAGATGAGAAAAAAGACTTATGGGATGAGATTAACAAACATTTTGCAGATAAAAGCAAAGAGGATAGGATTCAGTTATGTAAAAATATGTATATCTTAGGTAACCTATTTTAAATTAAAAACTATGGCACAAAACACAGCAATTGATTTTTTTGTAAAAGACCTTACTGTATTACTTGAACAAATAGCAGATAATGAATGTGACTTTGAGGAATTTAAACACAGAATGAAAGAGATGATTTATGACGCTAAAATGGTTGAGCGTATGCAAATTATAGAGGCTTACTACGAGGCTGATTTAGTCGGTGGGGTAGAGGAAGCTAAAAAGTATTACAACCAAACTTATAATAAATAATATGGCACAACAAACCGCAATAGAGTGGTTAGCTAAAGAATTAGAAAGCTATGGAGACCCTCAAGTTTGTGATATAACTTGGAAAGATTTAGATTCATTAGTTGAACAAGCCAAACAAATGGAGAAGGAGCAGATAATAACTGCCGCATCTATTGGAATTTTATGGGGAGAAGATGAAGAACAATTACAATCATCTGTAAAGTTTGGAGAAGAGTATTATGACCGAACCTTTATTTCAACTCCACAAGACGAAACCCCATTTGCCATAGAAACCGAGCAGTCTTAGATGATTCCTTTCTGACTTTAGTCTCTGACCAATCAGGATGTTTTAGGTGGAAATGTTCGTGTAGTAAGTAGAGTAAATATCTGTAGCCAGTAAGAGTGGGATCTATAGTTATCTTATTGTCATTTACCCACGCAAGCCCCCAAGCCTGCTCCCTGCCTAACTTTCTATGTTCAACTGTGTGGGGATTGGTTATTTTCGGAGGCATATAGATTGGCTTCGTATATTTCCCATAATGCTTGGTAAGTTATTTTTAAAGCCATTAATCTAATCTGCTTGACCATTTCAGCCTGCTGGCTATCCATTAGGACAGGGTCCAAATCTTCTATAACCCCAACAGCCTGTAAAGCTGCTTGGATATCCTCGTAAGGACTTAATACTAATAGTCCGTCTTGATCCTCGGTAATCCCTTCTTTTTGGTCCATTCTCTTACATCTTTTTCTACCTCTTGTCTTGATTCAGCTCTATATAATTCGCAAAGTGGTTCTAATATATTTAGTCTCTCAATAACAGGTAACTCCTTCAGCAACTCTACTAACTTCTTTTTCACTATGGGTGTGTTTTTATGACTCATAAGATTTGACCTTTCCAAATTCTTTTATTCCTTACCTCGAACTCTTTGGAACCGTGTAAATCTACCATACAGAACCCGTGATTCCAAGAATTTATCGGCATATATTGTGGATGGAGTTCTGAAAGGCATCCAACAGACCAAGTTGTGACAATCTTACCCTCTATATTCTGTTCAGTATGTTCTGATGACCTATGGTGATGTCCACAGATAGTGTTAGCCTTAGCCCTTAAATAAAGCCCTCTTGCTATGTTTACCGGACTGATAATAGAGGAAGCAAATTCGTGGCCGTGAACAATATTTAAGTCATTAGCCTTTATTATCCGCTTATCGGTAATAAATTTAATACCTGTGACTCTTTTCTTAATTAGATTCTCTAACTCAAAGTCCTCTACTCCATTTAGCTCACCTAACTTCTGCCATAGATAATGCTGATATCTTTCGTCGTGGTTACCGAACTTAAAATATATCTGACAGTTTAAAGTCTTTTGAATGACCTCTATTACCTGGCAACCAATAGAAAGTTCTGTTGCAAAGTCTTTTTTTCTTGGGTCTCTTAAGAATCTACTGAGACCGTGGAAGTCAAAAAGGTCACCTCCTAAAACAACAGCATCAGGTTTTTCCTTTTTAGCATAGTCTAAGGCTGCTGTTAAGGCTCCAATAGAGTGATAAGGTGCGTGGATATCAAATAAGCCTAATATCCTTTTAGCTTTGATTATGTAAGGCTCAAAGGTTGACTCATCTGATTCAGGTAGTTTGTAAGGATTAAAAGGTCTTGGACCTTGACTATGTGTTTTTATTATCCCACTATTAGTCTTACCTGCTTGCCCTTGAATTGTTCTTATAGCAGTACGGATTGCCTCTACTGAAGAAAACAACTCTTTGTTCTCAGCATAGATAATTCTTGCCAATTTTAAATTAGGGAAGTCAGGGTATCTATCACGATACTCCCGAACAACGGAGATTTTGGTCATTAGTTAGCTTTTTTAATCTCAAAGCCAGCGACCTTAACCTTTAAAGAGTCCTTTACTACTTTACCATCAGTATAAACTTTCTGAATGGTGCAGGCTGATAAATTGAATACTAAAATTAATAGTAAAATTCTCATAAGAAAAATTATTTTAAAAATAGATTGTATTCTGCCTTTCTGCGATTGGTAAGACCTTGTATTTCCTTACCACCTGCTTTGTTCCATCTTAGGAATTGCTTGGCTACTTCTTCTTTAGTAGCCCCAGCATTTAGTAACCTTAAAAGAGTTGACCTCTTAAAAGCCCCAAAGCCTATGTTATAGACTAAAGAGGTAATAGCCGTAAGTTGATTGTCGGTTAGGGGAACAGTTATGACCTTTTGCATTTTGGCCTGTAACTGATCCACCTCTATTTTTAGCCACCTGTCGGCTGTCTCTTGGGTTATCTCATCCCCTTCCTTAATAGGATTGCCAGTGTCTAAGTTAAAAATGTTTCCAAAGCCTATGGTCCAAATTCCTACTGAGTCTTTGTATGCTTTGAGTTTTAACCCTTCAAATTGTTGTATGGTGTTAAGTGCCATTTGACTAACTTAATTAAAGGTTTTCTAATGGTAAACCCTAATATGCCACAAATGAGTAAAATAAGCCAATTTAACCGGTATTTAGCCTTATCCTTATATTCAGCCAACTCAGAGATTAAAGTGCCTCTATTAGCCTCTAATTGGCTCACACGGGTGCTTAAAGCCTCTACCTTAGCCCTATCCTCTACCTTAATAACTTTAGTTAAGAGTTTTGTCTTAATAATCTCTAAGGGTTTATACTCAATTTTGTATAAAGTATCGTTAACCCTAAGGGTATCAAAGATGTACTCACCTGATAATAAAGTATCTATGCGAATTAAGGTATCTTTGATATAGGTAGTATCCTTAATTGGAAACCTATCAGCACAAATAGCAGGAAGCCGCCCAGCCTCAGCCAAGCGAGCCTCTGCCCTGTTAAGCTGTCTTACCGGATTGCAGCTTGATAAAATTAGTAAGATAACTAAGAACCTCATTAGTCCTTTTTAAGTACAACCCCTTGACTATTAGTCAGTAAGTTCTTTAACAGATAGGAAATTCCTGCTGTTAATCCTACAATTCCAGCACTCTTTAACTCAGCAAGAGTAGGTAAAGCACCTGAGTCTAAAGTAGAAATTAACCCAGTTAAAGCTGTAGATAGGAAAGCCACAATAAAACCTTTTACAAGGTCATCAACATTCAAGTTTAGAAAGTTACTCATTTGTCTTGTTTTTTAGATAAATTAATAGACAGTTCTGTTAGTTGCTCGGAAATGTGATCTAATTTTTTGAATAGAATAGTATCCTTATCCTCTGCACTCGACAGTCTTTCTTGTATGCGAGCAATCTTAACCTCGCTATCATTCCAAATTTTGATAATTGCACCAGCCAGGACCAATCCCTGACCAACTACAAACATTTCCCAATTCATTACTTTTTGTTTTGTTCTGTTACTTGTTGAGCAATTTTAGCCCTAATCCCTTCAGTAGTCTTAGCTGGTAACTCACCCAAGGCAGCGAAAACAATTTGAGTCTCCTCTGCTGTTAAGGTAATAGTGTAAGTCTTAGGCTCCTGAGTGGTAAAGGACATTAGTCCAATTGCTGCAATTAATAGTAGCTTTTTCATATTTAGATTGTTTGATTCCAAGGTAATGGAGGCGTGATAATTGGAGGATTAATTTGTTGCTCGATTTGAGTCGCAATATTTGCGTCTATCGAAGTTACATCAAGTCCTGCATCCAACCAACCCTCTACTTGTGCCTGTGTTAAATCAGGATAAGCGGTAAAGTCAGTAGGGGAAGGAGAAGGGCAGTTGTAGGTAGAATAAACCTCCGCTGTGTAGGTTTTATCATTTACTACTTCTGTACCTTTTCTGCGCCAGTGTACTACTGTAACGACATCTTGTAAGTTACCCTCTTGTGGGGCTACATCTAAGGATTCAATGATCCAATTGTAAGTTATCATTTTATTTGTTTTTTAAGGTTTTCGATTTCAATTTGTTGCTCTTGTATTGCTTTAACTAAAAGTGGTATTAAGTTTTGATAAGCAACACTCAAATAAGTGCCATCTTTTACAATACCATTTAAATAATTTTTGTCTTTTAGTAGTATTTGTAAATCTTGTGCAATAAAACCTGTTTGTACTGAAGTATCTTTAGAATAAGATTCTTTGTAAGTATAGGTAACAGGCTTCATTTGTTTTACTAAATCAAGGCTATTATCCAAAGGTTGTATATTCTGCTTTAAGGCACTATCAGAACCATTCACATAAGCACCTGCTCCCCAAACACCCGTACCATTTACTTGTAAGTTATATGCACCTTGGTCAGTTGTTCCTGCTATGTAAACTTCTCCAGAATTTGTTATTCTCATTCTTTCTGTATAAGCACTACTACTTCTAAAAACTATACTACCGTGAGTAGCACTTGAAGCATTTGAGTTTATAAAAAATATATTGCTTGCCTGTTGAAGGGAAGATGAACTTACACCATCATTCATCCATATATTTTCGGAAGTACCATTTGTAGAATAAATAGCACCATTTACTTGTAGTTTAAAGTTACCTGCATCTGTGGTGGTGTTTATTAATAATTCCCCCCCACTTGTTATTCTCATTCGCTCGGTTAATGAGCCACCTGTTCCAAAAACCAAATTAGATGTTGCAGATAATCCTAAATCAGTAGTAGCCCCACTTGCTATTGTTGCATTGGCAGTTCCTAAATATCCTCTATTAGCACCATTATATTGAACTTGCAAGTAAGTTCCACTTGCTCCATTCATATTCATAGTTCCTTGTAGGTCTAATTTCTCTGCCGGGGAAGTTGTACCTATACCTACATTGCCACCACTTGTTATTCTCATTCGCTCGGTGGCATTTGTTGAGAACAACATATTAGTATTAGCAGCATTATACAAAGTAGAATTTCCAGAAGCATCGCCTAACACACCTA